CAGATTATAAAAATCAACAAAGATATTGGGACTTATTAAAATCTGCATGCCTGGCCGCAAGATCAGCACGTTTTGAATTTAATGAAAGAAAATAAAATGTTGGTGAAATATGAGCAATAATAATAGAACTTTAAAAAAGATAAATGTTTGTATTGATAACATACCCGAAGAACTACAAAACTGCAAACAATGGATTTTGTGGCGATATGAGTGTAATTCAAAGGGTAAACAAACAAAGGTGCCATATTCCCCACAAGGTATTAAGACAGGGTCTCAAAAGGCAAAATGGGATTTAAATTCTATTTATGAATGTGTGAAGTCTGAAGATTTTTCGGGAGTTGGTTTCTCATTTAAAGAATCAGATGAGTATATAGGTATAGATTATGATGCACCAAAAGACGAAAATGGAAATCATACAAGTTCGCTATTGGATGAAGACGGAGAAATTATCGATCCTGCAATTCGGGCTGAAGTTCAGGCAATTAACAGTTATACTGAAATATCACCGTCTGGGACGGGCCTTCATGTAATCTGCAAAGGGAAACCAAAAGACGATTGGAACGGGACAAACACCGGTGCATGTGAGTTATATTTTAGTGGGAGATATTTTACAGTTACTGGGAACAAATACAAACATTCCCCTGATTGTGTATCTGAAATTGATCCTGATCTTCTGGAAGAAATTTACAATAAGCTTAATCCAGAACCAAAGATCAATAAGAATCCATTTCCACACGCCGTGCCCAAACATGCATCTGAATTATCAGAGCGTGAGATTATCAACAAGCTACTGGAAGACCCAAAAGCAAATACATTATATCAAGGCAGCATAGCCGGATATAAATCACATTCTGAAGCAGACGAGGCTCTATGCTGCAAAATTGCATTTTTTACTAAGGACACAAGAGAGATCGAATCAATATTCAGATCTTCCGGGCTTTATAGATATGATAAATGGGATAAGCGCCAGGATTATGGCCAAAGAACAATAAGCAACGCGCTTAATATTGTCACAGAACATTATTCTAAAAATTATATTTCGCCAAATGTTGCTCAGGAGATCAAAGTAGGGGAGGCAATATTTAAGAATATTATGAAGAACCAAGCAGAAAAAAATGAGATACTGGATACCAATAAACATGGATTGAGCGTGCCGGATCATCTGCTGACTGTGCCGGGCATTCTCGGTAAAGTTGTAGAGTATTATGAGAATACTGCCCCTAAGTCACAGCCACAGTTTGCTGTCCAGACGGCATTGGCGATTGGGTCTGTTGCTCTTGGCCGCAGATGGGTTACAGACTGGAACAATTACACATCATTGTATTTTATCAATGTGGGCCTATCATCTTCCGGTAAAGAGCACAGCTCCACTGTGATAACCGAGATACTTACTGCGGCAGGGTGTGCCAATCTTGTTGGGACTTCAAAATATTCATCGGGTAGCGCTGTATATAGTGAATTGATTGAAGCCCCAACACACATAGGCATTATTGATGAGTTCGGGCGGCTGCTTGGATCTACAAGGCGCGCAAATAATACGCATGGAGTAGATGCATTTACGGCGCTTATGTCAATGTGGGGGAAATTGCATTCTGTTGCGAAGATACCGGCGCTGTCTAAATTGTCACTTACAAAGGCGCAAAAGGACGACATGAAAAAATACGCAACTATAATGCACCCTGCGATCACGCTTATGGCAATGACAACGCCAAATACGTTTTATGACGCAATTACAACAGATAGCATTGTAGATGGATTTATTCCACGGTTTATTATTGTCGAATCAGAAATAGGGCGGCAGAAGACGAGGAAGCGAAAACCAGTAATTATAGATGATGATATTAAAAATTGGGTTTATAGGTGCGCCAATGCTCATTCAGGTTCCGGAAATATGTCAGATGTTGCAGGTGTGGAACAGGCCCCAGACCCGATATTAATTCCTGTGTCTGATGGGGCAGAAAAGTTGTTTGATGCGTTCCAGGACGATTTAATTGAGAGGATGAACTATCTTGATATGTTCCATATTGCAGAGGCGCTAGGTAAGATGCATGAAATAGCATTAAGACTATCTCTTATTGTTGCTGTATCATGTGGGTCTTTTACAGTGGAAGAGTTTCATGCAAAATGGGCAATAGACTATGTCGATTTTTATTCCAGGCAAACTGTAGAGAAGATTAAATCAAGAGTATCTGCAAATGAATTTGAGGCAATCGTAAAACAGATTACTGAATATCTATATAAAAAAGGTGCCGAGGGGTCAACAGTTAAGGAATTTACCCGAAAATGTCCGTTATATGCCGCTTCAAATGACAAAACACGCAGAGGCGTAATATATGTTCTTGGTGAGAATGAAGACCTTGTACGGTTCAAAGGGACATACAAAGGGAAAGGGGGGGCCGGAGCTGAGCGATATATTATCCATGAATTCTTTAATGAGGACGATTGGATAATTAAAGAATAATTTTTTTTTAGTTTTTTTGAGTTTTTTTGAGTTATTTAATTAATATCTAAAATAACTCAAAACGCCAAAATGGGTTTAGATCCTAATAATATCTATAATATATAGATATAATATATGTATATTATAAGTACATAGTAGTTATTTAGTTATTTTAGTGGTTGTAACGATTCTGTTGACTCTTTTTTACAGTATTGCGTTTTTGTTGAAAAAACTAAAAAAACTCAAAAAGAGTGCATTTAAGGCAATCGGAGCAACCATTGTGGCCGAATCCAATAAAAATAACTCTGAAAAACTCAAAACAACTTAAATTATCCTACAATGTAGTAAAGTATAAATACAATTGAGTATAATATATTATTGTGCGAAGGCACAAAGGAGAATGTAAAATGAAACTCGGAAACAAAGAAGTAATCCCAGTATGCTACAAGAATGAATTCAGCGAAATGGTTGAATACGAGCTGCACGGTGCAAGAAACGCAGTGCACCAGGTAGTTAAGAACACAGAAACAGGAAACTACTATATTAGAAACGCAAAGAATCTTAAAATTGTGGCTCTAAACGGAAATTACACACTTACGAACAAGAATGGCTACCTCGAGTGCCAATAATTTTTTTAGGCGATTTAAATGAAATACATAGTTTATATGGAAGTAACATATGAAACGGCATTCCTTGTGGATGCAGGAACTTACTCAGATGCCTGCGCAATGGCATATGAACAGGCAGAACACGAATTCCCGTCAGATGACCGGGACATGAAGATAACTTCAGTTGAGGTGGCAGAATGAAGGACTACGGATACGAAGTCAGATCCTTTGGTGATGAATATCATCACAAGTCTTTTGAGAGCGCCCTCAGGCACGCTAAAACACTTTTTTTTGCAAAGATCGTAGATTGTTCTGACAAAAGATATATCTGGCAAACGGGAGACGATATGATATGACTGAAAGTATTACATCACTTGAGAAAGAATATGAGGAATATGTTGAGCGGACAGGGGACGAAGATACAGACTTTGAAGAGTTCTGTATGACATACTGCAATACTGACCAAATGGAAGAATATTTATGACTATTGATAACTGGCAGACCTGGAAATCATATTCCAAAAAACATTTTTGGGAATATATGAATATTTGTATGACTAACCACAGCTTGGTACAATCAGAAATAGTATGGCTTAATCAGTGGCGCATTTTTGAAACCAGATGGGAATTTGAGTCAGAAGAAGAATTTAAGACTATGAGGCTGGGGCACTATATGGGATGGATTAATAGAAGTAGGGTGACACTATGACAACAGAAAAGAAAGCATGGCGGCGTGTGACGTCGGTCACGCTGCCGGAAGATATGATAATGGAAATAGATTCCATTGTAGGCGCACCAGGTGGACGCAGTGCCTTTATTGAACTTGCAATTGATCATTATATCGACTGCATCCGGAATGAGGGTATAGATGCCAATACAGAGGTGTCTGAATAATGTCAGCATCACAAAGACCAAGGATTGCAAAACTCTTGCAAAATTCAACTGTGCCACTTACGGCACAGCAGATTACAAAGGCGCTGAATCTTAAGTCAGGGCGCGCAACAGGAGCAATTATGCGCCGATTGAATGCAGACGGCCTTGTTGTGCAGCACCAGGACGGCGCGTGGATGTGGATTGATTATGACTGATATACCAGAAGGATTCAAACGATGCCTGAAGTGCGGCGAAATTAAGGCGTTTAGTGAGTTCCACAAAAACAAAAATTGCAAAGACGGCCACAAATCGTGGTGTAAAGAATGTATGAAAGAATATATGAAAGAATATAGTAAAAAATATAATATACAACATTATAACGAACAGATAAAAAGACTAAATAAATATAACAAATGTGTGAAAAATCCAAAATGTCCTTTAGTAGGGGGGGGCGGTGCGGAATTTGTTATTTTTAAATGCCCAATCTGCGGCACACAGTTTAGAAAAATAAAATCATACGTGGATTGGAAGTATGAAAAAAACGGCCAAACTGTGTTTTATTGCTCAAAAGAATGCCATAATGAATCCATGAGAAAATCACACAAAACAGACTATGAGAAGAATATTAAGCGAATTAGGAAGGAGCAGAGATTATGAATAATTTGATACGCGCATTTGAAAAACTGGGTGAAGATTTAATGACACTATTTTCTAAAGACGAAACACGAACATACAACTGCTACGGCCTTCCAGTAGATTTGACGCTGCCGGAAGGCAAGCATCATTATATTTGCCCGGATTGGGCGGGATGGACGTATCAGACTGTGCCGTGGCGAAATATTATCGGGGGCGATCCGCATGAAAACTGAAGGAAACATATTTTCTAAAGCAATTTGGCTTGCAATATTATCTGTGTCGATTGCATATCTTGCAGCAGTATTATGTGCTATTGTATGGTGTGAATTTTGTCAATAAACAGTAAGGCCAAGGGCTGCCGAGGCGAAAGAGAGTTCGCTCAACTCATGCGCGATCATGGCTACTCAGACGCAAGGCGAGGGCAGCAGTTCTGTGGATCAAACGGTGACGCGGATGTAGTAGGGATTCCAGGCATTCACATTGAAGTAAAGCGCGTGCAGGCGCTAAATATTGATAGGGCGCTGAAACAGGCGCAGAATGACGCAAAAGACGGTGAAACGCCTATTGTGGCACACAGGAAGAACGGCGAGAAGTGGAAAATTACTATGGACGCGGAAGATTGGTTTAGGTTGCTGAAGCGTGCAAAAACTGAAAAATATCTGGGCAAAGAAGAAGAAAAAATAAAAATAGAAACTATACAATATGAAGATATTTGGCGCTGATGGATGTGAGCGCATTAGGAATATCTGTCGCAATCACAACATAGGCATATTATCAAGTCCGTCGTATTGGCGAAATCCGACAGATATATCATATATTTTGGATAATGGCGCGTTTATTGCATGGAAAAACAGAACATGCTGGGACGAACTATTATTTTATTCTGTAGTTGAGCGAATGCAAAAAGAAAAAATCGTTCCTTATATTTTGTTGTTGTTCCGGATATTGTGTGCGGTGGAAAAAAGTCTTTAGATTTTTCAATGGATCATATTCATAATTTGCCGAGCGGATGGGCAAAATATTTGCCTGTTCAGGACGGGATGACCACACAGGATGTTAGTATAGATGGCATTGCAGGTATTTTTGTAGGTGGATCAATTGATTGGAAATGGCGAACTGCGCGCGAATGGTGTGAATTCGCGCATAAAAATAATATATTGTGCCACATAGGTAGAGTAGGCACAATAAAAAATTATATTCGAGCTGAAAAATGCGGTGCAGATTCAGTAGATGGAAGTGGGCCGAGCCGCAACAATAGAATGGATATTCCAATTGGATTTATGAAAATTAAACAGAAATCTTTAAGTGATTTCGGGTAGATATAGTATTGCCGGACGGAAGAGCCGGCACTTGCCATAATTTAAACCACCTCTAATATCGGTTCCTGCATACCACCGAAACAAATATCTATTTTAAGCGCGCAGATATATTACATGGACGAAGCTACATTAGTGACAGCCATTACAACCATTGCGGGCGTGTTGTGGGGCTTGTATCAGCAGCATCAGAAAAGTCAGGTAATAAACTATTTTGACCCGGAATCGACCGTTACAACGCCGCCAGCAGGCGTGCCGAAGCGCTCTTATGTGATGTCGGATTCTGTTAAGTCGTTTTTACTCAAAGGCGAATCACTTGCAGATCAGGCGGCAATGACAAAGCAGATTGATGAAGCAGAGGACGCCGGGAAATGGAGGTATCAGATCGATTATTCAAAGGGGTACTATATTATTGAGTGGGGGCAGATTTCCGGCGGCGGTAAGGCCGAGTAATGGCAAAATGCAAGTATGATCCTGATCTATTCCCACAACTTGCAGAAGGGTATGCACGGGATGGGCTGATAGAGAAGGACATTGCCGCAAAATTAAATATATCTGTTGCGACATTAGAAACATATAAAATAAAATACTCTGAATTTTTAGAGGCCTTAAAACGCGGAAAAGCGCCCGTTGACTTTGAAGTGGAAAACGCGCTTTTAAAACGCGCTAAAGGGTATATCACAACAGAGAAGATCATCACGCAGAATCCAGACGGCACGAAGACAATCCAGGTGAAAGAGAAAGAAGTTCCGCCAGATACAACGGCGTGCATATTCTGGCTGAAGAACAGAAAGCCGCGCGAATGGCGCGACAAACAAGAGATTGAGCATTCCGGCGAAGTGCAGCAGAGTGTTATTGTTCTTCCGGCAAATGGGCGATTGATGAAAGAGATCCCGGACGGGACGGTAAAGCCGAAGGCGATTGAATGAGCGTAAAAATTAACAAAGACGGTAAGATTCCAAATTGGATATCTGAAAACGCTTGGTCAGCAGAGAACAGACTAGATTGGATAAACCAGATAATGGCATTTAGTCCAAGATGTTGGAGTGTTGTTCAGCCCACAGATCAAAAATATTATGACGCAGAATCATGGGCAATTTGGTGTTTGGCGTGCTGCGATTCAAAAGATGCAGCATTAGAGGCGTGGAACAATTTCTGTAATGGGGATTGAATGACAGAAACAACGACAATACAGATTTCTGCCGGAACTAAGGCGGATTTGGACAAGATCAAAGTGCCAAAAGAGCCTTACGACAGGCTTATACGGCGCATAATCGCACGCAGTGAGCACAAGCAGGAAGAAGGGTGGGTATCTCTCAGAATGGTGAAAGAGGATTACCAGATCCTACTCATGCGGCAGACGTGGCCGATTTGTGAGGATATACTTAGAGATTCTAAGCAATGAGCAGACCTGAGATCAAGCCGCAGCCGGGGCCGCAGGAAGATTTCCTATCATGCTCCGCGGACATCTGCATATACGGTGGGAGTGCCGGTGGTGGCAAGACCTTTTCTGAGCTGCTTGAGCCGTTGCATTACATCACAAAGATTCCGGGCTTCAATGCGATCTGTTTCCGCCGGACAACGCCCATGATCCGCAGTGGTGGCGGACTGTGGGACGAATCAATTAAGATCTATTCCGGCAAAGCCGAACCAAAAGAAAGCACGCTGGAATGGCTCTTCCCGTGTGCCGGGACCAAAACGCCGAACAGGCTTAAATTTGCTCATTTGGAATATGAGAAAAACGCACTTGACTATCAGGGCGCGCAGTTGTGCCTGATTATGTTTGATGAACTTACACATTTCACTGAGCAGCAGTTCTGGTATCTGACTTCACGCAATCGTTCAGTTTGCGGCGTAAAGCCGTATATCCGTGCCACCTGCAATCCTGATCCGGATAGTTGGGTGGCTGGATTTATAGATTGGTGGATCGGCGACGACGGCTACCCGATCAAAGAGCGCTCTGGCGTAATTCGGTATTTTGTGCGCGAGAACAATGAGCTGATATGGGCTGATACAGAAGAAGAACTTCAAGCGGCACACCCGGAACTAACGCCGCGATCATTCACCTTCATTTCTGCGACACTTGAGGACAATCCGATCCTGATGAAGGCCGATCCATCATACCGCGCCAATCTGTTAGCATTGCCAGAAGTGGAAAAAGAGCGCTTATTGCACGGCAATTGGAAGATTAGACCGACCGGTGGCAATGTCTTTAAGCGTGAATGGTTCAGAGGATTGATATCTGAAAGCATCCTTCAACAGATGCAATTCACATTTAAGATAGGTTCGTGGGATACTGCATATGAGATAGATGATCCCGAAGCACCAAAAAAGAAGAAAAAAGAAGATTCTGGACCAGATTATTCAGTATATACACTATGGGGCGTCAATCAGCAGGGTTTTTTCCTACTTGATAGGTATAAAGAGAAGTTAGAGTATCCGGATTTACTAAATACGGTGGTGCAATTATATTATCGTGATCGGCCCAATGTTCTTTTGATCGAAAAGAAAGCTTCTGGCATTTCTTTGATCCAATCTATAAAATCCAGCGGACATATGATTCCGTGGGTAGCAATACCAAGAACAAAAGCAGAAGGAAGTAAGTTAGATAGAGCATACCAAGCCGTGCCGTTCTTCAGCGCGGGCATGGTGCACTTCCCGGCAGGGGCGTATTGGCTGCACGACTATATAGAAACGCTTGTAGGATTTCCGGACGCTGCACACGATGACGACGTGGATAGCACCAGCCAGGCGATCATATGGTATTCTCAAGGTGGAATGTCTGGCGGTGGCAAGCAGGTAATGCAGGCTATTGAGGATGATTATTACATCTGACGAAAGGTATAAATACTATTGAGTATAATATATTATTGTGACAGGGTCATAGGATGTAATTGAAATGTGCAAATTTTATATGACAAAAGAATATGAATAGAAAATAGAAGAAATTCTTGAAACAAAAAACATTTTTGAGGTTAACGACTTCAAAAATTCACACGAATTTGAGATTATGAAAGATGCAAACGATTTCCCTGATCCTGAAGATGTAAACTGTGAAGACATTTTTGCATACGACGAGATAACATTTGATGTGTTTGTTGAGCATTTAAGATGTTATTTTAATTAATTCCAACACAAAACTTTTTTATCTCACACAACTATTATATGTGAGACATGTCTTTATTTAAATCGCAGGCTCTGACGAGAGCCGAGAACAGAATCTCTGAACTGTCCGGCATCCTGAAAGACCAGGTGGCCGTGCAGCAGGGCTTAAATCACCAAATAACTAAACTACAGGACAAACTGGAAGAAAGCGCGGCAACGGGCCTTTATGATTGGCGTACTACAAAAGACCGTGGCTGGCAGTTGATTTCCGGACGCAATATGCAGCATCTGACCAAATCAAACGTAGATGCGTATGCCGATATTTCCGACTATTATTATATCTTCAATCCGCTAATCAAGCGCGTGATCGATGTCCGGACGCTCTTCACATTCTCAAAAGGATTTGAGATCAATGTGCCTGAAGATTATATTGAACTGAAAGAATCTGTGCTTGATCCTGTGATCTATGATCCATATAACAAAAGCACATTCACGAATCAGCAGGCCATTGAGCACAACGACAGAACGTTGCAGAAAGGCGCAAATCTATTTATTGCCATATACAGGACAGCAAAGCCAGTTGCGATCAGAATCATTCCGGCAGAAGAGATTGTCGAAATTGAGACCGATCCGAACGACTGCTACAAGCCTCTTTATTACGTCCGGAAATATGCAGACAAGACTGTTAAATATCCGGACTTCCGGAACACTGTAAGAAGACGCAACGTAAAAGACACTTCAATAGATGACAGCGTGGTAATTTATCACGTTTGCGTGAATAAAATAGACTCTATTGGATTCGGGATAACTGACATTGCCGCCGCTTACAGATGGGCGAAAGCGCAGTGCCAGTTCCTTGAGGACTGGGGCGCAGTAGTTCGGGCAATCCGGAAATATTCAACGCTTGTACAAACGCCTTCCACAAATCAGGCGACAATAAACGCAATCGGCGCACAGTTCTCCGGCAGCAGCGCAAACATGAACACGCCGCTACAAAGCAATCCTTCCGGCAGTATGCTTACAATGGGCGGGGGGAATGAGTTTAAGGTAGTAGACGCTGGCGGAAATAAAGTCGTTGGTCCGAAGGACAGCAGACTGTTCACCTTGCAGGTCTGCGCGGCAACAGGCGTACCTGAGACCATTCTCACAGGCGATCCGAGCACCGGCAATCTGGCAACGGCAAAAGAGCTGACCGGGCCGTTTATGACGCTGATTGAGAACAGGCAGGAAATGTGGTCGTGTGTATTCTCTGAGATTTACGAATATATATTCAAACTTGCAGGTCATGATGTGCCGGTAGAAGTATCATTCCCGCCAATCTCTCAGGAATCTGTAAATGACAGAATCCAGGCAATTGTAAGCGCGGCAACGCTTGACAGTAAGATTTGGGCCGGCACAATGTCAGTAAGAGACGTTATCGTGGCGCTTTATTCTGCGCTTGATATTGAGATTTCAGACGAGGACATTGATGAGATTTCAGACGGCGTTATGCAGGACACCGCCACAACTGAGGCGTTTAAGAGGATGAATGAGAATTTACAGATGTTGATTGATCATGACTCTGGATAAACTGCGTGAGGCAAACATCGGCACAATCAAATTGCGCGAGCAGGACGCGATCAGCCGGAAATACCTACCTAAAATCAAAAAGTTTTTTAGGAAGCAAAACACATTATTTCAGAGGCAGTTTAAATCATACAAAAATTATTTTCCAGAGAACAAAAAACAAACTGCCTTTTCTCTTAGACTCATTGAGCAAGACCGACAGTTTACGCTAGGTGATTTTGATCGCACCTGGAAGGGCGTTGAGATTGAGACCACCGATCAACTTCAGGTATTGATATACACAATCGAAACAGAAGCCATGCTAAAAGGCGGGGCCGTTGCACAGCGTCTTTTTGTTCCTGAAGCCGGCGGATCTTTCGACCTCGATAATCCTCGCGCTCTTGCGTGGTTCTCGCAGTATGGCGGCAGTTTGGATTATATTTCAGGAATCCAGAACACAACACGCGAACGACTCAAGACAATTATAGAGCATTCAATTGATCAGGGTTGGAGCTACAATCAGACAAGTAAGATTATCAGTGAGCGCTTTAAATCCTTCACACGCGAGCGGGCACAGCTAATTGCAACACACGAAGCCGCGCAGGCATACGAGGCCGGAAACAGAATATTCATTGACAATATGGCAGATACAGGCATTGTATTTGAGAAAAAATGGCAGAACTCAAGAGACGAGAAAGTAACGCCTGAATGCCGCGAAAATACCGCTGACGGCTGGATTCCTCTTAATCAGCCGCACTCCTCAGGCGATCAGAATCCGCCGCGCTTCTCTGGTTGCAGATGCTGGGAATCTTATAGGCAGAAAAAGAAGTAGGATAAGTATAAATGCTATTTTGGCGTATTATAGTGTATGCAGAAACTAAAACTGTATGTAACTGAAACTGTGCGCGAGCGTAGAAAATTGATAGGCCTTGAATATATAATATTTAGGTGTCACTTAGATAGCTGTGCAATAGCTACAAAGTATCTTTTGGACATCGGCTATAGGCAGGGGACTACAATAAATGGGTGGGCAGAGTTTGAGACCACATCAGAACGTGAGGCGACGACTGATGAATATATATCATATTATGCAAATCAGTTGAAATTGTTAGGGGTGTTTGAGATTTTGTCAAATGTGTGGGTAAAAAAACAGTTAGAAAATAAAAAATTCTGCCTTGAGGTGGTTGAGGAATGAGCAAAAATAAAATTATATTTTTACTTGGATGTTTGATTGCAAATGTAGGATTCATCTGGCTTGAATCTATACCTGGAGTAATTGCAGCAACGGGGTATCTGATTGTATGGGCACTAATCGAGCACAGACCAATATTGCACATTGAGAAATCATATGTGTCGTATCCTGACTGTTTCGAGGAAAAAGAATGACAAAGACAACATGCCCGCGCTGCGGGCACAAATGGACTTACAAAGGGCAGGCACATACAATTACCTGCCCAAGCTGCCGGAAGATGTTTAAGAATACTGAATTTGTATCTAAAAATGTTCAGGAAGACACGGTCGAGATTGAAAAAATAGCAAGGCCAATTGACGCAAATAAAGTGGTTGATTGGATGACTCCAAAAGGCCCACATCCATCTTGGATTTCGCTGCAAGATAAAATGCGCATTGCGTTTAAAGCGGCACTGGAAAAGGGTATGTTTGACATTGAAGAATAGTCTTGTAAGGTGTTCACATGAAGATTTTTTTGAGTTTGTGAAGGACAATTCCGGGACAACCATTAGAATAGACAACTATTACCTGGTGGTTCTTGAAATATAACAAAAACAAATCCTATAGGATCACACAAAACTTTTTTATAATATTAGTTATTATCTAACTGGCATAATGCCGTATCCAAACACAACAGCGGCACGCATCGCCGATCCGGAAAAAAAGACTGAATCTTTTATGGGCGACGGATATAAATTCCGCATCTCAGAGGCACAGTCTGACGGATTGATAATCGACGTTCATGTAATTTCGCCGGGCTGGGGCAGTTCAGGATATTATTCTGAATCTGTCTTGCAGAAAGCATGCGCGGACGGGGTGTATCCTGCCGGAATGCACATGCACATTGACCATCCGACCAGAGAGGCGGAAGAGTCACAGCCGGCACGCACATTGCAGGGGGAATCGCCACTTGCAGCTATTTTCACCGAGTCGGGGCAGTATGTTCCTTCCGGCTGGGACGGAACGGGCGTTTACACACGCGCTAAAGTCCTTCCGGCATTCGTTGAGGACATCCGCGCAATGGCGGGGCACATCGGCATATCTCATTATGTATCTGGGGTGTCTGAAGTCGGTGAGGCTGAAGGCAAGAAGGGCGCGATCATAAAAGAACTGATCGCCGATCCGCTCAATACGGTGGACTTTGTCACTGTGCCCGGTGCAGGCGGGCATTATCGAACGCTCGGCGAAGCGCTCGCAGAATCGCATATTAAAACACAGGAGGCTAAAATGCCAGAAAAATTTACGATTGAAGACGTAAAAGCAAATTCAAAAATAATGGAAGCGCTGCGCGCCGACATTATGAAAGAGGCAGACGGTGAGAAACTCGCCGAGAAACTCGCAGAATCGCAGACTGAGAATAAAAAGCTTACAGAAGCGCTCAAAGCAACTTCTGAGAAACTTATCCGGCAGGAATCAAGGACATATACACTTGCTAAACTTGCTGAGTCCAAACTTCCGGCAATGTCACAGAAGCGCGTTGTAGAATCGCTCATAGATGTGCCTGTAAATGATGACAAACTCGATACAGTTGAGTTTGACAAAGCAATTGAAGCCGCAATCAAGGCAGAACAGGACTATATTGACGCAATTGTGAAAGAGTCGGGGGCGTCAGGCGCGCATAGTCTGCCCGGAAAGAAAGTGGCTGAAAGCGCAGAAGACGCAAGGCAGATTTACTTTGAATCGCTTGTAAATGCCGGAAAGCCGGTAGATATAGCAAAGAAAATGGCAGGAGTAGATTAAAATGGCAATTAATATAACAGAAGAGCCGGGGTATCAGCGCGACGTTGTAGTATCGTATCCAGCAAGCCCGGTATCAGGGGGCGTCTGTCTGTATGGCAATCTTGCAGGTATCGCACTGACAGACGAGCGCACAGATGGCGGAACAACAGTCGATTTTGGGCCGTTTGTTGTGGACATATCAGTAACTGACAGCGAAACAGGCGGCATTGCAAAAGGCGATAGCATATTCGCATCGCAGGCAACACCAGTTGTAATGAGTAACGACAGCACCGGCGTATTTTTCGGCTATGCTGATGAGGTAATCTCAGACGGTGAGACCGACACAATCAAGGTAATTCATCCGCCAATGATCGGCGGCGTGCTTGGCTCAGGCACAATCGGCGCGACACAGCTTGCAAGCAACGCAGTAACAACTGCAAAAATCCTTGCATCAAATGTTACAACTGCAAAGATCGCAGATGCAAACGTAACAAACGCCAAACTTGCGACAGATTGTGTAAAAGTGGCAAAAGTGGCACTAACAGCAGGGGCCGCAGATGCCTTCTGCCTTGCATGGCAGAATCCGGAAAGTTCGGCAATCATCGTAACGCGCATCCTTGTAGATGTGACCACCGCAGGCGGTACCGCTACAGCCGTGCTCAATTTCGGCAGCGCGGCAACTGCAACAACTGCATCAGATAATCTGATTGACGGCGTGGATGCAAACGCAACTGCAACATACGATAATCTGCTTGCGGCAGACGCCGGATCAAACGGCAAAACAAGTCAGAAACTTGATGCAAATGGCGGTACAACCGATTACATTACCGGACAGATCAAGACTGAGGCGGCATCAAGCCTTGTGGGCAACGCTTACATCTTCTACAGAGAGGTCTAAATAAATGACATCAAAAATAATTGAGTCCTTCGGGGCAAAACATTCAACACCGCGCGGCAGCTCATATCTCAAGACACCTGAGGGTATGATGCAGAAATCAAAGGTATATGAATTCCTTGCCGGACTTGAAGGGCCTTCTGCATACAGCAAAGTCGCAGAAGCCATGAGTACATCGGATTTCGATTACCTTCTTACATCCGATATGAACGCGCAGCTTATGAACTCGTTCTCACGCTGGCCGGTATCATATCCAATGTGGACACGCGCAGTAACTGTAAATGATTTCAAGTCGAATCCAATGCCAGCACTGGAAGGGCCACGGCGCATCCTTCAGACGCAGGAAGAACTCGCCGGACTGACAAAGACCTATCTGGGTGAGAGCAATTACACAATCCAGCTTGAGACTCGATCTGATTCGATTGAACTTTCCAGGCAGGCGATCATAAACGACGCACTCGGCGCGTTCAATATGATCCCAGAGAAACTTGGCGAGGCCGCCGCAATGACGGGCGAATACGTCGCAACGTCAATGATTGCTGATTCTTCAGGTGCAGACGCTACACTGTTTACCGAAGCGCATAATAATCTGATGACAACAGAACTATCCGTCGCAGGCGTGAAAGAGGCCGCGATCCTCATGGCGCAGCAGGTGGACGACGCCAGCATGCCAATTTACAACAGGCCGCGCGGCCTTATTGTTCCTCCGGAACTTGAAGAGGTAGCAAAGGCAATTGTGAGCGCGATCTCAATTGAGACCCTTGAGACCAACACGCGCCAGATGGGCGCAAATCCATACAGCAATCTTCAGGTGGCCGTTAATCCGTGGATCACCTCAATTTCATCCAGCAATGATTACGCTGAGAAGCAGTGGTATATGTACTCTGATCCTAACATCGGCAGGCCGGCAGTTGCATTTGCAACACTTCAGGGCGCGCCAACACCACGCATCTTCAGGAAGACACCAGATTCACAGATCATCGGTGGCGGACTTGACGGATATTCGTTTGAGAATAACTCTGTTGAGTATAAGGTATCCTGGGATCTTGCAGCAGCACAGATTGATTACCGCGGCATGGTAGCATCACAGCCGGAATCATAATCCAATTTATTTTTTTGGTGGTGATATAATATGCCAAAAATAACAGGCAGCGCGGCACAAATTCCGGGCGATTATTTCGTCAAATCGTTTGATCAGATTGCTGCGGTCGGCGTAACAGACGCAATACAGGTAAACGGCCTTGCAAATCATACGTTTCAGGTGACAACGGCAGATGTCGACACCAACGTGATCATACGTCTTGAGGGCAGTCTGGACAACTCAAACTGGGGCAATATTGCCGCAGATGGCGCGGATGAGACAATCACAACGGACGGGACAACACTGTTTTCACGCTCAAATCTTCCGCTCGAATATGTGCGCGTGCGGTTTGTCTCAGAATCCGGGACAACTACACCAACAGTTGATGTAGCCTACGCGGGCACGAGGTAGATATGGGTAACAATCTTGATGATAATTACGGTGGCGCGTTTGTAGATAATCATCATTGTACCAATATTTTCCCATACGGCAAAAACGGCGATTGCACGCGCACAATGACGCTGACCGCGCCCGCTGCAACGAATACCTGGGGCGAATGGGCTGAGATTGTCGATAGTGAAGGCAATTCATTTTCAGACATATTCGCAGAACGCGCGGGATATATCGCCGCAATTGTGGCGGAAACGGTATCTAACAAAGATAAGGTGGCGCAGTTTGAATTTGCAATTGGCGATGATAAATGCTGCCTTGTAAGATTCCGCGCGATTGCTGGTGATACTAAAGTATCAACAGATTCCGGTAAGAATCTAAGAAATCCGATCATACCGGCAGGGCAGAAGGTATATTACAGAATGGCGAGCGAACAAACAGAAATGGCATTTACTGGCCAGATTCGGTATTATTTCGCAGACGGTGAGAACGGTATAGAGGAATGACATTCACATATGATCTTTCAACTGCAATAGGCAGGACGCGCCTGCGCTGTCAGGATACATCTTCAGATAATGCGATATTCTCAGACGATGAAATTTCAGAATTCCTGAGATTTCAAAACAGTAATATCCTGCTTGCCGCTGCGGATGCTCTTGACGTTATCGCTGCAAATCAGGCGTATGTCCTGAAAGTAATCGAGAACAACGATCTCAAAACAGACGGGGCACAGACTGCCTCCGCTCTTCGCGCGTCTGCAAAGTCGCTTAGAGTGCAGGCAAACGCGAATCGTGGCGAAGATACTGGGATTTGCATTACGCCGAATCCAGATGATCCGTATTTAGATTTAAGGTGAATTATAATGAACACATCATTTATAGATCCAAGGCGGAATACAAATTTGACTGACAATTTCTATCCGGATTCTGTGACAATTCAGGAATATTCTGAGTCTATAAATGATTACGGTGCGGTTATTGAAACGTGGTCTACACTTGCAGATCATGCAGATATTCCATGCTCAATTGCGCTTAATGCTGGCAAAGAAACGCGTACTGATTCAAATGAGTATGGTATTACAACGCACACAATCTCGCTAAATGGCGAGTATCCAGACATTACAAGATTACACCGCGCAGTATCTGGTAGCGACACATACGAGGTGCTTTATGCGTCTCAGTCCAGCCATGACAACTCGGTGACGGTGTTATATTGTAATCTGGTCTCAGGTGGGAATTGAGATGGAAAAATCCGATCATGATTTATTGATCAGACTGGATGAGAAAATGGATATGATTATCGACAAGCTTAAAAAATGCGAGGATAATGACAAAGATCATTCAAAGCGCATAAACGAACTTGAGGGCTTTAAAGGTCAGATTATTGGATTTGCCGCCGCGCTTTCGTTCGTCATATCTACAATCATATCTAAATTTAGTCAGATTTTCGGGGGAAATTAGTATTATGAAAATAACTGGCATATCGGAGGTGAGAAAGGCGCTTGTAGCGCTTGAGAAAGAGATTTTAAAACGACAGAAAACGGCTATTAAACTTGCGGCTAACGAGTATAAAAACGACGTTCAGCAGGATGCACCATATAAGACCGGAACATATCGGCGATCCATTCATGTAGAAATGCAGGGCGATGACGCCGCGCTTGTTGGCACAAATTTAGTATATGCAAAGCGCTTGGAATATGGCTTTGTCGGTGCTGATTCGCTTGGTAGAGTTTATAATTATTCCGGCAAACCGCATTTCAGGCCGAACTTGGATAAGAATCACGACAAATATGTGCGCATCTATGAAGAGGAATTGTACGGATGATGGATATTGTTTACGCTGTGATTACGGCACTAAAAGCAGATTCGGCGATTGCCACTGCATGCGGCACGCGCGTGTATAGAAAGCGCCTTCCGACAGATCCGACTTTTCCGGCGATCACCGTGCAGGCAGTCGACAAGATCAGAGATTCTGATACAAGCACGGGGCGGTATGGCCACGCACGCGTACAATGCACTGCGTGGTCTGATTCTCCCGGGCAGGAAGAAGACATATCTGAGATGTGCGCGGACGCTCTGCACAGAATGACGAACACGCGCATGACGTACGGCACGAACAAAGGCGTTTATATTATCAGTATAAAAGACGCTGGCGGCGTGCCGGATGAGAATACCGAAATCCCGCTCTACATGGAACACAGAGATTTCTGGATAGAATATGATTATTATAATTAGAGGTCACATAAAATGACAGAACAGGCAAAAAGTAGCATTGGCACAATCATCCTCAAGAACGGTGTGCCTCTCGGTGAGATTAAGAATCTTACCCCGCCAACACTTAGCGGCGACGTACAGGACACAAGCGCGCAGAATAACATTGGCGGCGTGCGCACAAAAGACGTAGGATGGATTGACGCAGGCAATATGAGTTTCACGATCAATTTCTTTGGCTCAGCCGCGCAGGATTCATTAGTGGATGAAATTTTTGACAGGACACAGTCCAACTGGGCGATTGTAATGCCGCCGGACTTTGATTCCGGCGCTACCTCATGGGAGTGGGTAGGGCAGATTGCGTCATGTAATCTTGTAGCAGATGGCGAAGCGCCAGTTACATATGACGTTGAGGTCACCGTAAACGGCAGGATTGAGCGCATAAGCACAGCATCGACTGGACTTACAACGCCGTTCTTTACAATCGCAGACGATGGTGCAAACGCGCTCACACCAAGTCCAGCGGCATCTGCAACGGCTTATGAATATGACGTCACCGCATATTCTGACAGCGTATCTGTGGCCATAACTCCAACAGCAACAGCCGGAACAATCTATGTAAACGGATCTGTTGTTGCAACGGGTGCAGCATCAAGTGCAATCACACTCAATACAGGCTCTGGTGCGATCACATATGTTTCTGTGGCCGTTGCTGAGCTGAATAAGACGCCGAAGGTATATTGGCTTAGATTCAAGATCGGCAGCGTGGCACAGCCGGCATGAGGTGCAGTAATTGACAGGACGTAAACACACAACAATTACAGCTGGAGGTAAGACCTACAACCTCCGCGCATCTTTTAACGCGCTTGCTACATTTGAGGAAAATATCGGCTCAATTACTATGCTGGAAGGGCAGAATCCGAAGATTCTAACTGGTGCGCGTGGGCTGATATGGGCGGCAAATAACGCATGTGGTGGCGCGCCGATCAGTATCGAGCAGGCAGGCGACATATGCGAGGATTTCATTTCAGAACATGGAATGGTTGAATTTGTGAAAAAAGTTCAGAACATTCTTGAATCTGGCGGATGGTTGGGATCAGGTGATGTCGACCCAAACGCGCAACAGACAGACAAAGCATCGGAGAAATAATCTCCGAACATGCGCGTTTGGCGTATGGTGTCGGTGAAATGAAGCCGGATGAGTTCTGGGACAGCACGCCTGGCGAACTTGTGCCATATCTTGAAGCACGCGCTGAGTATTTGCAGAATATAAATCATCTTGAAAATCAAAGGATTGGATTGATATGTTCTGTGATCCAGAGTGGCGTTCCGGTAGGATTTGTGACCAAAACGCCAAAACAACGCAAGCCGGACGATTATTTCAGCAACACAAAATCAAAAAAATCTGATGATGTTTCTGAGATATATAACGCGATGCAGTCATGGTGCAAAGTCTCAGGAGGAGGGAAATAAATGGTAGATTTAAGCGCGTTTAAAGAAGGAATTGTGATCGCAATCACTTCGGACACATCCGGTCTTAAAACTGGATTGAGCGAAGCAGACGCCGCGCTTGACAAGACTCAGAAAAAATCATCTTCCGTTACAAGCGCGCTAAAAAAGAATAGTAAGGCGATAGGGTTTGGAATGACTGCGGCGGGCGCGGCGATTGTTGGATCGTTTGGTCTTGCGACATCAGCATCAGTTGATTATGAGAAGCAGATGAACGAAGTTTTTACGCTGCTTCCGAATCTTACAGGCGATGCAAAAGATCAAATGTCCGAAGACGTGCGCGATCTATCAGTCGAACTTGGTGTAACGACCGGAGAATTAATCCCGGCATTGTATCAGGCAATATCGGCAGGCGTGCCGCCAGATAATGTTTTTGAGTTTCTTAAAACTGCAAACGCCGCCGCGGTAGGGGGCGTAACAGATCTTACAACGGCAGTAGATGGCATCACATCAGTCACAAACGCATACGGCACAGAGATACTAAGCGCGGCAGAAGCATCTGATCTGATGTTTACCGCTGTGAAACTCGGTAAAACTAACTTTGAAGAACTATCATCAAGCCTTTATAACGTAATTCCAACAGCTGCGGGGCTTGATTTAGAATTCAGCAATGTGACTGCCGCACTTGCGGCAATGACTGCACAGGGTGTGCCAACAGCTCAGGCGACCACACAGATTAGACAGGCACTTGTAGAACTATCAAAAGACGGAAGCAGCACAGCAGAACAATTTAAAGATTTATCTGGAAAGTCGTTTAAAGATTTCATTGCGTCTGGTGGCGACTTACAAGGCGCGCTTGAGATTATGAAAGGCGGCGCTGAAGACATGAATCTGAGCATATCGGATTTGTTTTCATCTGTTGAGGCAGGAAACGCTGCACTTTCATTGACAAGCGATCAGGGCGCAGAGTCATTTACAAACGCGCTTGATGAAATGAATACGTCCACTGGTGCGACAAACAAAGCGTTTGAGACTATGGATGAAGGCGCCGGAAGATCAATGGAAAAGATCATGGCATCTTTCGAGGATCTCAAACTTGAACTTGGTGATGTGTTCCTGCCAATCCTGAAAGATGATATTCTACCGATATTCAAAGATCTGTTAGGTCTGTTTAAGGGCATTCCAGATGAGATTAAACCTATTATCGTAGTTGTCGGCGCGCTTGGTGCTGCGTTTGTGGTGCTTGGTCCGCTGCTTGTGGCACTTCCGACACTAATTACGGGGGTTAGTACCGCGCTTACAATTCTATCAGCAAATCCAATTATATTGGTCGTTGCGGGCCTTGCGCTGCTGTTGATGTATCTGCAGACCAGATTTAATATTCTTGGCAAGGCGATTGAGATTATAACTGGTATTTTTGATGTAATCTCAAACGCAGTATCAGTATTTACTGATTGGATTTCAGGCGCAGTTGATGGCGTTGATATATTCGGCGCGGCGATGGATGTTCTGTCAGGTATAGTTTCATTCTTCGGCGATGTCTGGGAAGCAGTATCGGATACAGTGTCGGGCATTTGGTCCGCGCTTGTCGGTGACGGCGAAGACACAAAAGGCGCGCTTGAAACGATCTGGTCTTTCACGCCGCTTGGAATCATCACAGGGAACTGGGATAAGATTTCAGGATTTTTATCTGGTGCGTGGGATACAATCTCAGATACTGCCGGTGGCGCGCTTGATGGCCTTGGTGATATGTTCGCAGGTGCATGGTCTGGTATATCGGACGGCGCGTCAAATTGGGCTTCTGATATGTCCGGTACGTTTGTAAATGCAATTGACACGGCAGAAGGCATAATGTCTCCGTTTGTTGAGATGCTGCCGGAAGAATACCAATCTATGTTTGGCGACATCGGAAGCGCGGCTAAATCGTTTGTTTCAGGCGATTTTAAAGGCGCGTTTGAGTCAATGGCGGACGTTGCAAAGACATATACCGATATTATATTTAAAGGGATAAATTCATTCAAAGACAAGATATTAGGTGTATTTAACACACTTGCAAGCGGCGTATCCAATATATGGGAAGGAATTTATAATTCAATTAAATCTGTGGTAAATTCCATAATTTCCGTTATGAATGACTTCATACGTGGGCTTAATATGCTTAGTTTTGATGTTCCTGATGTATTGGCAGACATTGTAGGATTTAAATCTTTTGGATTTAATATTCCAAAAATCCCGATGCTTGCAGATGGTGGTATTGTATCAAGTCCGACACTTGCAGTGATTGGCGAAGCGGGGCCGGAAGCGGTGATTCCACTTGATAAATTGCAGAATGTAACTGACAATTCTATAGGATCTGCCGCAACAAATAATAATACTGAGATCAATATAAACGTTGATAAAATGACAGTGAGAAACGATCAGGATATAAATCTGCTTGCAAAAGAGCTTTATAATATGATTGATCGTAAGAATCGCGCACGAGGTGTGAATCTGTGACGGATAACGGCGGATTCACACTTAACGGCGTTGCTGCCAGTAGTTACGGCATCACAATGAGGCATGGGCCGGATCAACCAATAGTTCCAGGCACTAAAGACCGCGCGGTGTCGGTGCTGGCGCGCGCCGGGGATTATTGGATCGATTCAGAACTTGGCGTGAGGGCATTCTCGCTGCCTTGTTTTTTTGACCGATGCGCGGACGCTGCCACGCTTGATGCGCTTGTCAGGACATTTGCAAAAGCGCTTACAGATTCATACGGCAGGCCAAAACAGCTTAAATTGGTGTTTGATGATGATGCTGACAAGTATTATCTTGTCAGGTATTCTGGGCAGATTCCATTTGACCGGAAATGGGCAGGCGTTTCTGATTTTGTGCTTGAATTGATCTCAGACGACCCTTATGCCTATGAACAAGATGAAGAATATGACTATTCAACGATCACAACGTCCGGCGGATCAATGACAGTAACAAGCAGCGGTACGGTGGCGACACCTGCGCGCGTTTGTGTGACTAACAACGGCGCGGCAGAGATTACAAACGGATTTACGATTAAAATTGAACAGGAGATAGAATAATGGGATACGTAGGAATGAGTGACTATCTGCTTGATAAAGTGCTCAAACATGTACACAATGAATCGACATATACGCCACCAACAACATATCTGGCGCTGTTTGTGGGCAATCCACTTTCAACAGGTATAGAAGTATCTGGAGGCAGTTATGCGCGGCAGGCTGTGTCTTGGGCGGGCGTAACAAGTGGAACAAATGAATATACTGACGACAATGACGGAGAAATAGCATTCCCGGAAGCAACCGCAAACTGGGGCGAAATAACTCACGCGGCAACGTATGACGCGATTTCAGCAGGTAATATGCTGGAGGTGTTTGAACTTACAACCGCGCGTAACGCAGTAACTGGAATTGTGATTAAGATCGCAGACGGTGATCTTGACAGTCATCTGAAGAGGGAATCTATTTAATGTCTTTCTCGCGCGGTGCTGCCGGATTTAATAGAAGCGTTTTAAATCGTGATGAATTTGGCGATACTTTCGAGTTTTCCACGTCTGGCGAATCGTCGAGCGTATCATCAACAATTGTAATTGATAGGATTATTAATACAAATTATTCCAAACACACCGGATTTAATCGCGGAAAGTTTAATTCGATAACGTTTTCACGCGCGTTTGATTTCACAACTTCTGGCGAATCTTCAAGTGTTACATCAACATTTGTTATCGATAGAATTATCGATGAACTCACAAACGTGCGCGGGGGATTCAATACTCAGCCCCACAACCGCGATGATTTCGGCAGCGTGCTGTATTGTTTGGCAGAATCAAATACCATTTCTTCCACCGAATGCGCAGCAGACAGTATATTCTTTGTGATCGGCACGTCAAAAACAGTGTCGTCAACAGAAATAACAGATAAGATATATAATGTTATATCGATGGTATTTTCTGGCGATCTTGCAGTTGGAGAGCGCGTGTGCATTGACGGGATAAAATATACTGTGTTGCTGGGCGGAGTAAACGCAATAGACAAATTTACAGGCAATTTTCCTGAAATTATGTCTGGAGATAACACAGTAACTTATACTGATTCCGAAAGCGCGCGAACAGTGAAGGTTATAGTAACGCGCAGAGATAGGAGTATTTAATAATGATAGGTAAAAACAATAGATATTTTCCTCCGGTTCAGAACAGTCCGGAGGCGACAATCACAAATAACCCGCTTGCAATTGGCGGAACTACAATTGGTGTGGATGCGTGTCAGTATTTTATTCCTGATGGATGGACACATACTGATGTATCTGAAATAAATCCAGTTTTGGCAGTTTTAGGGCCAGATAATGCAGATTATACTTATCCTGAAACGGTTAGAATTACGGGAATTAGTGCGGCAACAGGAGCGGGAAACTTAACAGTAACGCGCGCGGTTGGAGCATCTGCAACGATCGGCGCGGCACGAGAATGGCCAATCGGGACAAAGATCGCATCGGTTAATACCGCGCAACAGCTTACGCAAATCCATCATGAGCTAACGTATTTAAAAGATTTGCAACCTTATGTTCCAATTTGGGACGTTGCAGACACGACAACAATAACCGGGTTGAGTAGTGACACATATAAATGGGTTGGCGCGGTCTTAGCCCCCAATGGCAAGATATATTGCGTGCCGTGCAATTCTACAACTGTATTAATTATCGACCCTGCAACGGATACCGCAGACACGACTACAATAACGGGATTGACAGGCACATCAAAATGGTATGGCGCGGTCTTAGCCCCCAATGGCAAGATATATTGCGTGCCGTATAATTCGACAACTGTCTTAATCATCGATCCTGCAACGGATACCGCAGACACGACCACAATAACGGGATTGACAGGCACAGATAAATGGCGTGGCGCGGTCTTAGCTCCCAATGGCAAGATATATTGCGTGCCGTGCAATCCTACAACTGTATTAATTACAACCCCCGGATTCCCAACACTTCCAATCGCTCCGTTATTAAGCCCATATTTAAATAAGTTTTGAGATATTAAAATGACTGAAATTAGATTTGTAACAATTGGCGGTAAGCCAAACACACACAACATTTATTATGTTGATTGGACATATGAAATAAATTCTGCGCGCGATGTTTCAGGATATGAAATCACAGACTTTGAAACAGTTAACGCAGCATATATTTCTGAGCATCCGGAAGAGATCGAAGAGGAAGAATAATGTCTTTTTGGACTTGGATCAATTCTATTTTTTTAAGGCAGAATCCAGAGGTTAAAGAAGAAATAAAGGAACAAAAAGAGATAATAGCATCAGCAAAAAAAGAGAATACTCCAAAAACTATTGAAGATGTTGCATTATCTCTCGTAAGTTATACCCCAAACGGTTTTTTTTTAGTAGCGCCAAGAACGGTTAAAAATATTAAACTTTGGGTGCGCGCAAATATGACATATAAAAGATATTATTGGCCGCGTTTAATTGATGACATTTGGAAAGATAAATCTGGGGATTGTACAGATTACGCGCATCTAATTCAGAAGATGTGTTTAATTGTAGGAATTACAGACATTAAGCGCGCACATGGATATTTTGCCGGAGAGAAGCATGATTGGCTTGTGTTTGATGGGCATATTGTTGATGGTATTGGGGATTATCTGGCAGAAAATTATAAATATGTAGGAGAAGGGTTCTGGTAAATGACATATAGGTTAGATCTATTTAATTCGTCTGGTGAGCGTGTTGCTATTTTGCAGGGCGAAATATTAATTTCTGCTGAACTAAATCTTGAGAAATACGGCGCGCCTACTGTATCAATTACGATTCCGCAGGATTGCGATAAATCAGAATTTATAAATCCACAATATTATCTTAAAATTTGGAACACTGAAAAAGCAGCATATGAACACAGCATCTTCAGACTTTACGATCCTGAAATCATAGATTCTGATTCTGAATTGTTAATCAAAGCAACATATCAGGGAATATTAACGCGCCTTTCTGAAGAATATGTCGATACATATGATACAACAGACGCGGGAAAAGCGTTTGAGACAGTCATTACTGAATTACTTGCATTCCAGGTGAACACGCCCGCGATCACTGTGGGCACAATTGAGCCGACACAAACTATTGCAATTGCGGCAGAGTCTTCAGACATATATTCTGTTCTGAATAATATTCGATCTGCGTATGGTGGATGGTTCGAAGTTGATAGTTTATACCGTCTTAACTGGTATAATGACAACACAGGCGATCCTGTGAGGCAAATAAGGCGCTCAAAAAATCTTAAGGCGATCAGTTATACCCCACAATATCAAAGCCTTGTAAATCGCGTCTATGCGTATGGTAACGGGGAGGGCGATGCACGGATTAATTTAAGCAGTTATAATGAGTATCTTGCGACGGTAAAATTCACAGACGGATCGACAGAGCCGGTTGCAGGTACAGCGTATGTTTATAGTGGCGGATCTTTTATAACAGATATTACTGTTGTAGATCATGTCCTTGTTTCGGGCACATTTTCTGGCGGAGATGCGGCAGGGTACATAATATATTATAAAACCAGATCAACATCAACAATTCCGATAGGGAATAGAATTGCTCAAGATGCCCCGCTTGGATTGATAGAATACGGCACAGTTTCTGCGAATATTCAAAATCCGCTTACTAATGATTATATTGAAGACACTGCAAGTCAGGCCACATACGGCGTTCGTGCTCGGAAATACATAGACAAATCCACCACACATCCGATCACACTGATCAAATATGCAATTCAGATTCTTGAAGCACAAAAAGATCCGCCATATCAGTATTCTGTTGATGTTCTGAATCTTGCAGATGTGGCCGGATATGATTATTCTCTTGAGTCGCTCGGACTTGATACTCGCGTGCGCGTGATTGACGATCTTCTTAATGTGGATGTAAATACAGCAATTGTAAGTATAACATTAAACTTGCAGGCGCCTGAAAATATCCAGGTAGAATTATCTACGATTAAGAACGATATTTCTAATCTGTTTGGGGAGATTCTAAGTATTCAGGATATATCACAGTCTGTGGCAACTCAGATCGGCGCGGGGCAGGTTACAGTCCTTGGAACATTTGTGGTTCAGGATTGGGTTACCGGCGGAACAACTACAATCGACGGCGGAAATATTACGGCAAACACAATTACAACATCAGAACTTAATTTTGTGCCAGTTATTGGCGGAGAAAATACAAATGTAATTGCGACAATCAACGCATCCGAAGAGGAAGGCTTAGTTATTAATGCAAATAAAATTAGCATAACCGCGCAGGGAAATAATACTTACTCTCAGGATGATACACCTACAGAAGATATAAAGACTGGAGATATCTGGATTGACACAAACGATGACAATAAAACATATAGATATGATGGCGCGTCATGGGTATTTACGGAATTTGCAAATACCGAGAATATTGTATCAACCATAAATCTAAGTTCTGAAGGCGTGCAGATTTCCGGAAATCTAATTGAAATTACTGGATCTACCACGTTTGCATCCGGATATGACCCGTCTGATAAGGTGGCAGATCTTGGTGGGAAATATAACTCAGCTGCAAGCGGTGCGCGCGTTAGAATTTTTCCGGATACAAACACAGGTATCCAGATTGTGGATAGTTCTGCAAACGACGTATTTAAAGCGCTCGTGGGGGGGACTGATGTTGGCGACGTAATAATTGGGGATTATTCTGGGGGCGCAGGGGCAAAATGGGACAATTCTGAATCTTCGTTTGATATCCAGGGCACGCTTACGGCGTGCACTGTAGGATCTGGACAAACCATTACCGTAAATGGCACTATATCGTGCGGCACAATTGATATAAAAGGAGTAGGATATAATTACATTTTAATTGATGATACATATTATACCAGGTTAGAAGATGGAACTTTTAATATAGGAACTGCACTAGGGGCATATAATTTCACGGCATCAACAGACGGTATTCAGTGTATTCAGACCGGATCATCTGCATATTTTGCAACATCAAATTCCACGCGCAGAATATCTATAAACAGCGCCACCGTTGCTCTTGGATCATCAACAACCTTCACAGGAGATTTTAATTGCGACGATATTAACTGTGACGATATTTCATGTGACGAATTAGAATGTGGAGGAGATCTAACTATGACGGGGGCGTCGGGCAATGGAAGAATTGAGTTTGGGGATACGTCACATTATATATATCGCAGCGGGAACGATCTATATTATTGGGACGGCACAACAGCCACTAAGTTAAATTGAGGAAATAATATGAAACATTTCACAATAACAAAATCAGAAGAGAACGGACAGCCGATCTATAATACGTCAGGCAACATGACGTTAAACGAAGTTTCAGACGCGCTGATTACTCTGGCATATATTGCCGGGGCGAATCAGGCAAAAAAAGAGATTAGTTCCGGAGATTCTGAAGCGCCCATTTGAGCGCTTTGATCTCACCGTCTTTATTTATTAGTTCAATTTGCATTTTAATAATCTCTTTTTCTCTTTTTTCGTTGACTTCGTGTTTGTTTCTGCCTTTTGCAAGTTCATTTTGCAGGAAATTGTTGTCCTTCTGAAGCTTCGCGTTTCGCTTTGCAAGCGATACAAGCAGTTTTTTCTGCTTGCCGATCATGCGCGCGGCTTTGCGGTGCTTGCGGATTAGTTTTGCAATTTTATATATGTCACACAAATAATGTGTGTCGGAGTCAGTAAATATGTTGAATGCCATTTCAATCACACTCAATAATATCTTCCGGCTTATTCTCAACGCGCTCAACGACTGTGGTAATTGTAACGGTCGCTACCTGTTCTTTGTAGTCTTCCGCGGCTTTCTTGCCGAGATAGTCGTCAAGCTGTCCGAGTAGTAGGGTGTAGTGGCTGCTGTAATCGTATCCGTCAAGGTACCGCGCTTTTAGTTCTTCAGTCCATGCGACGTCCTCTGCCGGCATTGCATACGTGCCGATGTTCCACAAGATTTCCGGGCGCTCTGCTTTGATCTTGTCAATTAAGATCACATTGCTGTTGCGCGTCTTTGTGATGTCCTTTAGTTTGTAGCCATTGAACTCGCGCTGTCCGGTGGCCTTTGCGCTTTCGATACATAGTTCAAGCTTTCCGGAATACTCTTTTTTTAGTTTATTCAGGCGTTTGATTTCCTTTTCTACCGCGTTCAGTTCTTCCTGCAGGGCGAATGCCTGCCTGTGATAGTTTACTACCATGCTACATAATTGATCTGTATTGCATATATATCTATCTATGATAGTTTGATATAGTAGAAATTACATAACAGATAGTATGGCAGAACGCCTTAGGAATGTGAATATTGTATTCACTGAAAGTGAATTCAAGCGCCTTGAGCAGGCGAAAAAGAACAGCGAGTCGAACACGTGGCATGATTTTGTGCTGCGAGAATGTATTAAGGAAGGAGATGATCTGAAATGAATGTGAAATTCAAAGATGATAAATCTAAAGCTAACGGGATGCTTGAATTAATAAGACACACAGAGCGATTAATCAAAGATTACCCTAACGATTCTGCGTTAAAAAGCAGCTTAAATATGCTTAAAACAGAATATGCAGAACTAACAAAAACAGACCTGGAAAAAATGCAGGATATTGTGGATCGCCTGCAAAAAGAAGTTTCTGAGCTGCGCAGGGAGTTATTTTTAGAGCGGACTAAAAATTCATTGTTTGATCCATTGCCGCCAATTGTAACATATTCTGACAACACAGGATTTCAAAGGTACACAACAGGAGGATTAAGATTATGAAAGACAATTTAAACGTAAAACTACTTGGCTACACTGCCAATATGCAGGCAGATAAGACAGAGCTGGTAATTGAAATAGATTCGGCGAATCCGCGCAATATTGCGATTGCATGCGCTAAGATATTTGGTCCGGAAAAAACAACCGAACCGGAACAGACTACTGATGAGCCTGCGGCGTATGTAGTGCCGGAACATAAAATCACAAAGACCACGCAGATTGAGCATCAGACCACAACGCCGCGCAAGTGCTCAAAGGGCCTTGCATGGGAAGGATGGGAACTTGATGAGATCAAAAAATACAATACTGCATTAGATGCAGTGCGTGGGTACAATGATCTGCATCACAAATACTCGCGCAGTAAAGAGTCCATTAAATCCAGATGGAATAAACTCAGGCGCGAAGGAAAACTTTCATGGCAAAATACCGATCCTCTGAAGCTTGATCAAAAAGTCCGTGTAAAAATACTCGGTGAGGTCCGGGAAGGCGTGATCACTAAAAGCACAATGAACGATGACGGAAATCTGGAATACCTGGTGACCTGCGGGCAGACTACACAGTGGACGCCACGCAAAGATATTGAAGTCTTATGAACGAAAAGCGCATGCTAAAAGACCATTATAGGACAATCTGCGGCAGCTTTACAATTATCTGCCCGGATGACACTTCTTTTTTAGAATCTCAGGAAGAGATAGCAAAATGCCTGCGCGGTGTGCTTCTTCCGAAAGGGTATCATTATGTTGATACCCACATATCGTCCGGATGGATAGAGAGAAAATAATTTTATCTTTTTTTAAAAAACGTATTGCAGAGTCATTCTCAGGCTTTCCGGGCACGTCACTGACACGCATTTAAGGCGCGTGTCGTATTACCTCGATGGTTGCGCTGTATATTTTTCCCTGGATTTAAGAGCACTGATGGTTGTATGTCACAAAAGGATATGCATGAAAAAATGGTACAATCCCGGCGTTGCTGTCCTGAGTCGTCTTTGTAGTAGTTGGTCGTAGAAACATATATTTGTTTCGGCGTAGTATAATACAGCATGCAAAAACAAAGACTTGAAGATTATAATATATCTGATATTTACCCAAATCCTGAAAATTATAAGAAAAATACTCCTGCCGCAATTGATGCGGTAAAGAAATCAATAGAACGACTGGGATATTTAAAAACATCAATTACTGTTGATGAAAATTTTGAGATATTAACGGGCCACACTACATATTTTGCACTTAAAGAACTTGGGTATGATAAAGTCCCTGAAATTGATCAAATATCTGGTCTTTCTGATGATGAAAAACGCGCGTATCGTATTGCAGATAATAAATTAAATACTCTTGATGAAATTGATTTTGATATTTTAGATTCTGATCTTGAGCGGCTTGAAGATGATTTAAAAAATATTACTGGGTATGAAATAAATATATCATCACTTGAATCTGATTTAAATTATTATACAAATAAAACAAAAGAGGTAAACAATATAAAGCGTGAATCGGAAGCACAACCATTAGATTTAGATAATACTATTAATAGCAAGACAAAAAACACAGAGGTAGCAGCAGAGAAATTAAACCATTGTCCTAAATGTGGATTTGATTTTTAAATTTTGGGGATATTATGTTAAAAATAGCAAATTACGTACATACAAAGCATGCAAAAGAAAATTATAAAAACGAATGTTTTAATAGCCGATCTTTTGCAGGGTTACTAATGATAAGTGATGCTTTGGAAAGATCAGGATATTCTATTAATTTTGCAAGCAAAAATACTGTAGATCAATACGATATAATATTGGTATCCATTACCTCAGATTGTGATTGGTGGGCCTATATTTCTGAAAGATTGTTGTGGCCAAAAGGCAATTATAAAGTAATCATAGGGGGAGCAGGTGTTTTAAATGTGCGCCCATTTTTATAATTTGGGTACATTTTTGTCCTTGGGGGGGGGGGGATCAAATATT